TGCACTTGGTGCCATTCTACCAACCGGATACGAATCAATAATTTGGTCAATTTCAATAGCATCTTTAAGTGTTAATGGTTTTAATTTAACGGACATATTACTTCTAGGTAATACGGTTATAAAGTGTCCATTTTCATCTGGTTGATGTTCTGTTTTTTTAATATTAATCTCATCTAATAAGATATTTGCGGTAAATTCTTTATTTGTTTGTGGATCAATAACTATAACACTATATTCAGGTCCAAACGATGTGTTTCTTAAAAATAACATTAAAGCCTCTAAATCACCATCTAACAAATCTTCAGGTCTTAAATCAGATTCATATAATTTATTCCGTAATAACGGTAGTATAATAGATTCTTTTACAGATTTATTTAAATTAACATTAGAAATGATATTTTCATCAGATGCCGTTAAATACCCAACTTTTACACTTTTCTTTTTTGACTTATAAAATATTCCTTTAGAAGGAAGTTGTACCACATCGTGTGGTAAATTAAAATCCATTTGCCCATATTGCGACGCTTCATTTCCCATATAATTCTTTTTATTAAAAAATAATTCACATCAGAATATAGTAAATAAAAAACCTACAAGACTATTATTAATCTTGTAGGTTTGTACTATATTTAGGTTTAAAAACTAGTAAACGAGGATACAACGATCCATTCGTAAAGTTGCGGTAATCTCAGCCAATCCATCAGTACTATAACCTAATGAACCGAAATTCACATCAGTCATAAACGTACCTTCCAAAATCCACTTCTCAACAACAACACCTGTTGGGTCTAACATTTCAATATCAACATTTTTCTTGTAACCAGCAGCATATCCCATACGTCCTGTTACAGATTCCGCACATAGACGAACCCATTCCATCAATGCTTGAGAAGCCGATGGTCCGATTGGATCACGAAATTTAACAGTTATTGGATCCCAGTTAAATCTACCGGCAACAAATGTTGAAGTATTTAGGAATTGAACTTCTGTTGAACCAATTTTAATTGATGGTCTTGCAGCACTTTCAACAAACCACTCATTTATTCCCAACGATGATGGAAATCTTACTATAAATCGGTTCTGTCTTTTCGGTTCGTAAGGAACTGGCATTTTCATTAATAAATCAGCCATAATTTTTTATTTTAATTTTTAGTTTATTGTTTTTATTATAAATATACCGGAGTAATAATTTTTCTATTTACTTTGACTTAATTTTTAATATTGTTCTATTAATTAATTGCTCTAGCATAGTTTTTACATCATCTTTAGTATGATAAGTTCTTAATATATTATCTGGTTCTTTTTCAAAATGTTTCTTCATTACATCAATATTTCTTATATCATCATCTGAAAATCCTACCATAGGAGCAACTGGAACAAATTTATTACTTACATCATTTACAAATTGATATTCTTTTTTCTGTAATCTAAGTGATAATCTTTTTACATAACTTATAAATTCTTGCATTGCCCTAACTTTACCTTCTTCCGGATTTGTTGCAGAACCTTCACCAAAACTTACAGGATAAAATCTACATCTGTCTAAATAATCCTTTATTAAGGTATTTTCATCAGATATTGGTTTAAGTCCCATTTTTTGTCTATATACATTTAAACTATCCACTAGTTGTTTTTTATCTAAACCACCACGACCCATCATTATTAATTTATACACACCTTTTTTAAGTGTATTCGGATTATGACCTCTTGCAGTAATAATTGAAAATATTGACCCATTATTAATTGCTTCAACAAAATCCATCCAAGGACCTCTCACTAATGGAGCATTTTCTATATCACGTAAAAATTTTTGGTCACCAGCAGTTCTAAAATATCTGAACGGATCACTACCAAAACCAATAATAGTCTCACCATTATAGTTAAATGGTTTTTCACCAATCTCGGTTCTATACTCCGCAAAGTCTTCAGTTGACATACCAACTTCATCACCTTCTTCATTCTTTAGAACAATTTGTGTCGGCATTTTCATTAAATTATCATCCCAATCAAAAGCATAATACTTTAAACCATATTGTTTTTCTTTTACCTCATTTACCATTTCCGAAATGATTTCTCTGGTTAAAATTTTATAATTCATACTAATAAATATCTTATAAATAAAAAAAGGGAGAACTTGTCTCCCTTTTCTTTTATTATTGTTTTTTTTAGATATTTTCAAACGATGCTCCTGTTGGAGTAATGAAGAAAGTAATATCTATAAATTCAAGTGAACGAGTTGGTTTGATATAAATCTTACCCGTCATTTGATTTCTGTCTAAGTCCGCAGTATCACTTGAAACTGTAACTCGGAAATCATATAAACCTCGGTCTCTTCTAATAGAGTCTAAAATTGGATTAACTGCATTTAAGAAATCTTGTCTTACTTGTTCGTCATTTTGATCAAACAACAATCTAACAGAAACTGCAGATATCAACTTACGAGCTTGTAATAACAATCTTCTAACATTGATTCTATCTAACGCAGATTCTCTAACTTGAAGTGTCTTATTACCCCAAATTACCGTACCCACATCAGAGAAGGTTGCAATTGGATTAAGTCTTCCAAGATAAAGTGTGTCTCTATCTTCTTGAGTTAACTTCTTACGTGCTTTAACCGAATTTACAATACCACGAGTGTAACCAGCCGCAGCAAACCAAGGGAAAGCAATATTATCAGTTAACGCCAAGTTTCTTGTCACTTCAGCCGTTGGTGGAATATAGATTTGTGTATTATTAACACTATCTTTTGTCAATACCCACGGATAATAAGTTGCAGTATAGTTGGAATCAATACCCGTGTTATCTAAATTATCAACCGCTTCTTGTGGGTATATTAATCCATCTACACCTGTTGTTGTAGGTAAGAACAAGTTATAATCTGGCGTTGTTGTTATATACAATGAATCCGCTCTTTCATTTTCAATCATATCAATTGCTGATTCAACTAAATCGGAGTTATTAGTATAATCAATACCAGGTGTAACAAATACATTAATATTGACCGCTTCAGGGTTAACAAATGTTCTAATTCCTAACAAGTATGCGTAGTAATCAGTATTTGCCCAAGTACGAGTTCCATCACCGATAGAGATTTGTTTAAACGCTCCCCATCCTGTAGCACTTGGATATCTATCTGTAGGACAAGCCCCATTTAAATAACCAATTCTACCTAACACATATTTATCACCATTAGTTCTAAATTCTCTATAGATATCCCATCCGTCAAATCCTCCTTGTACGAACAAAGTGAATTTTCTTGAGAATATTCTGTAGTATGGACTTAACTCACTTGTTGGTTCAGATGCAAATGGTGCGTCTCCAACAAAGAATCTTGGTGTTCCACTTGTTGAAAATGCACTTGAGATCGTAAGACCACTAGCATTTTTATCCATATGGTAACCTTTTGTTCTGTAAGACCATTCACCACCTTCTAAATTACAAGATGAGATTGGGTTTTGTTTACCTTTATACTCAAAGAAAGTACTATCATATCCCCAGAAATTTGACATACCAAGGTAAGTTCTTCTTACGTTATCACCCGAAGTTGTTGTTGTATTATCTCCACCTGTTGGTAAACCAAATGGGGGATTATAAATAACTTCACCTGGGAAATCATATTTTGTCTTATAAATTGGGAATGGAGGAATTGCTCCAGCGTACTCTCTAAAGTTAAAACCTTCAAATCCACAAGGTAGTGCGTCTACCGGTGCATCTTCATTCATTTCAACCATAATATATTTAGAGTTCAATTCATATTCACCATCAAGTGTTCCTACTTTTTTAGCGATGAAATTATTTTGACTTGGATCCAAAGTACAGTTTGTGAATTTCTCCAATACTGTAGGTGCGGAATCGTTATCATAATAATCACGAACTAACACAGTAAATGTTTGGTTTGCAAATGATATATCTGAAATTGATATTTTAACTTCAGTATTTGCAGTATTACCATCCGAAATTGTGTAGAACTTAAATAAGTTATAAATTTTAGTACCTCTTAATTCAGATACAACCCAAGGAGAACTTGGTGATTGATATCTATCTAAGTACCAACCTATTGATGTGTTCTCTTCACTTTGTGCTGAATCCAAAGAAATAAGGTTATTACTCAAACCTCTAATATATCCCTTCTTATATGCGTAATTTAATAAGTTTTGGAATCTTTCTTCTAACATTAAAGGAACAACATTTCTTGGTTTTCCAAAATTGGTAGTTCCAAAAACTTTAGGTATGTATTTAGCATCACTAGATGTAAATGAAGTTTCAAACGAGAAATTAGTTCCTTCATAATTTGTTGCATTAACCAAGAATGACATATAAGGATTTTTTGCAACCCCAGAATATGGTCCTGTCATATCAAGTGTTACATCAGTAACTCCAGTAATTTCATATGTTGGGTTAGTACCATCAACATAGTCAGAAATACCTCTTGATCTTAACGTTCCAACCACCATATCATCATAATCAGTAAATGAATTACCTGTGTATAGGTAAAGTTTACCCACTACTTGACCTGAATAACAAGTTGTTATTTCTCCTGTGTTTTGTGTTCCACCACTAGCGAATGAACAAGGATTACAAGGGTCATTTATTAAAACATTAACCGTCCAAGTTGTTGTTGAAGTACCATCTTGAGATATTAACGTGTAAGTTAATGTTCCCGCAGAAAAATTTACTACAGTAACATTACTTTGTTGGATAACAGAATCTACCGTAACCCCTGTAGTACAAGCACTAAATGTTGGTGTTATTGCCGATAAATCACCTGTGAATCCTGATGGTAAACAAACGTTAATTATGTTTGTATCATAAT